GATCTTTAATAATAAAAAAGATGTATATACACACAAACACAAATATGGAGAATATCAGCACGTATTACTAACTGATAAAGAACACACACACTTGGTTAAATTGTATGGATCGTCTTTGGATGAACATATAATGATTCTTGATGAATACATTGAAACAAGTGGTAAGAGTTACAAGAACCATTCACTTGTGCTTCAGAAATGGGTACATGATGAATGGACTAAAAGAAGCAAGAATAATCCTGTAAAACTTGATTCTAAATTCTATGCACAAGAAAGCAATCAATCATATGCAGATGTACAAAAGGAAATGGAACGAGTAAGGAAAGAAATATTAAGAGCGTAAGGAGGATTAAATGGTTTATTGGTTTTGTGGGTTTTTGTGGGGAAGTGCTGCAACACTTCTTCTATATAGCCTAATGGTAGGAAAAAGGATTCAGGAAGAACAAGATAAAGCTTGTAAATGTATCTACAAATATGAAGAATACAGGCGAAAGATTAGAACACTGGAATATCAGAAACATGAGCTAGAAAAGAAGCTTGAATCGAGTAATTACACGGGTGATTACAGTGGTGATTACTTAGGCTTCGAGGAGACGAAATAAACAGGAGGGGCAAAAGTGCAATATTACATGCTGGACAAAACAGATATATCAAATGTACGTGGAATCGTAGATGCCAAAGATGTTATGAGAGAATTGGGCATTACAAACGCTCAGTTCTCTAGAATGGTTCGGAACGAGGAAGTCTATAACGGATGTATTCTCGTTCCAATCATTCAGGATAGCGGTAGAGAGCTTCCAACGAGCGAATCAGAGGAACTGTACCAATTGGTTTGTGAAAGTGACAGCGGGTATAGATATTACGTTACAAGTCACATAAGAGTTGTTTCTGTATCACCATTTGATGGGATGGAAAAAGAAATACATATCCGAAAAACAAGCGAAACTAGATATGCAGCACAGATTGTAGATGGAAAGCGAAAGAAATATATAAGCGTTCTTGGTGAAGCGTATAAAGCTTTTATCGGGGGAATAAAAGATAAACATATTGTAGTTTGTGATGGTGATTTAAAAATAGAAAATCTAAAGTCAGTAGATCTATCAGAAGTAAACAGATTAAAAAACTCGAAGAAGGTAAAGGTTGGAGATAAAATTTATAACTCGGTTATAGAGTGTGCAAATAAGAATTTTATCTCTGTGCCTTATATGTATCAGATGTTGGAAGGGGTCAAACCCAATTTGATAGGTGTCGAATTAGTGTGAAAAGGAGTCAAAAAGAAATGAACAGAGTAATTTTATCAGGCGAAATCGGCAGTGATATCACTTTAAAGAAAACCGCTACAGGACAAAGCCTATGTAACTTCTCAATTGAAGTTAAAGAAAAAGGGAAGGACGGACAAGAACGTAAATATTTCTTCGATTGCACCGCTTGGGGAGAAAATGCAGAACATATTAATCAATATGGATTCAGAGGACAACACATTGCAGTTGACGGAAAGCTTCAGAAAAGCTCATACACGAACAAAGAGAATCAGAAAGTGTATAAGACTAGCGTTTATGTTATGGACGTAGAATTGAGCGTAAACAATGCGACAATGCCACAAACGCAAGCTTATCAACAACAAGCAAGTCAACAATCGTATCAACCACAAACTGTACCATTTACAAATCAAGTAAATTACCAATCATATCCTGAACATTATGATAATGACGAAGGGATGCCATTCTAGATGATTGCGAAAAGATATGATGATGAACTTATGTACAGTGTTCAAAGATGTGAGGGAGATAACAAATACAAATACTGTACAAAAGACGGGGAACTAGCTTTTAAAAAGCCTGGAAAGGGTTTTCTAGGGGTAACAAAGCAAAACTACAAGAATGTGTATGTTATCAAGGGAGAAATTTACATTGGAGAATATGTTGGTAAATAACGTTTACGGAAGATATGCTACATTCTTCAAAAATCACGAATTAAAAGAAGCGGATGAATACATTAAGCGTGTGTTTCCTGATGCAGAGTTTTATATAGATTACGAGCACGCATTAGTTTTTGAAAGAATAGGCGAAGATGAAGAAATTGATCTTGATTATCATACAGTGATAAATGGAGTTGCTTACCATGCAGCATTTACAAGTAACCATAAAGATTTAGTTGAGTTTTATGACGAAGTAGAGATTAAAAATGATAAAGAGAATAAATCAAAAGTATTTACGTGCAATGGCAAAAAGTATGAACAAGAAACATTATTTTAAAGACAGAAAGGAAAATTAATCTTATCCTAGTGAAACTAGGTTGAGCGAAATATGATGTGTTCGCTCATAAAATTTAAACACATGGATTAACGATCAAGTAGAAAATTAACCGAGTCTAGAAATTAGATTATCGGTTGATTAATTGACAGAAAATGATTTTATTCTATTCGACAGAATAGAAGTAATAAAAAAGACGATTGAGAAGTATGGGGAAGAAAACTTTTACATATCTTTCTCAGGAGGAAAAGACAGTACAGTTTTACACCATTTAATTGATGAAGCTATACCTGATAACAAAATTCCTAGAGTATTCATTAATACAGGGATTGAATATAACGAAATACGGAGGTTTGTTGAAAAATTGACAGAAAACGATTGTAGATTTGTTATTTTCAATTCGGGTGTAAACATAAAAGAAATGCTACACGATAAAGGCTATCCGTTTAAATCTAAAGAGCATAGCTGCAAGCTATCAATGTTCCAAAAGAAGGGAACGGAAACAAAATCGGTAAGTAAATATATCAACGAAAAGAGTTTCGGTTGTCCTGATGTCCTTAAATATCAGTTTACAGATGATTTTAATTTAAAAGTTAGTGATAGATGCTGCTACGAATTAAAGAAACATCCAATACAACGATACGAAAAGGAATCGGGAAGAAGTATTCCAATACTCGGTTTAAGAATGGGCGAGGGCGGACAAAGAGCAAATCACGAAGGATGTGTTGTGTTTAACAACAATCATGAATTGAAGAAGTTTAAGCCTTTAAACCCATGCTCAAATGAGTTTATAGAATGGTACATAGAATCAAGAAACATAGAATTATGCAGATTGTATTATCATCCATTCAATTTTAAAAGGACAGGATGTAAAGGATGTCCTTATGCGATTGATTTACAAGATCAATTAGAAATTATGGAGAAATACTTTCCCGATGAAAGAAGGCAATGTGAATTGATTTGGAAACCTGTATATGAGGAATATAGAAGGATTGGTTATCGGTTAAAGAGAATAGAAGAAAAGAGATTATTTTAAGGAGGAAAACATCTTGGAATTAAAAGAAACAGTAGAGTTGATGAACTCTGAAGATTACAAAGAAAGATTTGTAGCAGAATATCACCAAGTAAAAATCAGATATGAGAAATTGAAGAATTTCTGCAACAAAATTGAAGTAGAAACAATGCTAGGCAAAGAAGTAACAAAACATGATTGCCCACTTGAACTATTAAGAGAGCAACAAAAATACATGGGATTGTATTTATCAGTTCTTGAAAAAAGAGCATTGATTGAAAATGTTGAATTATAAAAGGAGAACCAAATGACAAGTACAGAATTAATAAAGGATATGCTTGAAAGACAGAAAGCATATGATGCAGAAGTATTTAAGAAACATAATGTTGACTATATTTCTAAAAGCCAATTAGAAAGTGCATTGTTTGATGAATTAGGAGAATTGATGCACGCTCAAAAATCGGATTGGTGTTGGTGGAAGTTCACTCAAGAAGAAAAAGACCCTGCCAAAGTATTTGAAGAATACATTGATGTTGTGCATTTCGCATTAATGTACGAAATCAAGTTCGGTACAGGATGTTATCAAGACGAGGACATTAAGTGGAACTACAACAAGCTAAAAACTGATTTAGGATTTGGACAGGCATATGCATTTAGTTGCGTAATCAGTTTAACACGTGATGATAACGTATTAGCTTACGTAATCGCATTAGGATTGCATTTAGGATATTCGATTGAAGAAATTTATAACGAATATATTCGCAAGAATGAGATTAATAAAGAAAGACTAGCGAAGGGGTACTAGGTATGTGGATTCGGAGTCAGGATAGAAAAAAATTAACAGAAATTCATGATGTAACCATTTATCATGACAAGCAAATATGGGCAGGTTGTTCATTCATTGGTGAATATTCAACCGAAGAAAAAGCTTTATTAGTTTTAGATATGATTCAAGAAAACTTAGAATATCCATACTACAATGTATTTCAAATGCCTGCCGACACTGAGGTTGATGAGGTGTAAAGCAAATGGGAGAAATAGTTTGTATGTTATACAACTTAGCGATAATTGGAATCACTTGTTATATGTGTGCAAATTATAGTTATTGGTTCTTATTGCTATTATTGCTAACCGGCAGTTATAAAAATGAGAGGAAATAGGAGAATAAAAATGATAAATGAAAAGGTATTGCTTCAATCAAGACCAGAAGCATTGAACGATATGATGGATCTGGATTTACAGAATCAAAAAGGTGGATACAACAATGGATGGAATGATTGTCTATTCATGTTTATTGACATTATTAAAAAGCAGCCAAAAGTCGGTGAATGGATTCCTGTTTCTGAAAGGCTGCCAGAGGAACACGATAGCATCTTTGCTAAATTGTACGGAACAGATAAATGGAGCGATGCGCTTTGGAGAACGCAATCAAAAGAGGTGCTTGTGACTCTTGAATATGAAGATGGTATAAGAACTGTTAAATCATCACATACAACTGATGGTAAATGGGTACTAGAAAAGAGAGCTAAATTGAATAAATGTAAGGTTGTGGCTTGGAAGCCATTCCATGAACCTTATAGGGAGAAAGAAAATGATTGAAGAAAGAATTGATACATTAATTGAGATGTTCCAATGTCAAATTAATGGTGCAAACGAACGTCTAAAAGAAGATATCAGAGCTTTAATTAAAGCCGAGCAAGACGAATTTCACTATTATGCAGATAAGAAAGATTATCTTAGTAGTTTAACGAAAGAAATCAATGATACTGAGCAAAAGGTTAATATGATAAAAGAGTTTTTAGGTCATCTTAAATGGATTAAGAAAGAATGCACAACAAGTAAATGGATTCCGTTCACTTTTGATGAAGAAGGTGTACTTAATTGTGAGTTGCCTGATGTTGATGAAGAAATACTTGTGTCTGATGGTGATAGCGTATGGCAAGATACTTGGTGTGAAGCAGATGAAGGATATGAGCTTTACAGTGGAATTGGAATAGAAGATTTAGCTTGGAGGCAATTACCAAAGCCATATAAGGGAAATCAAAATGAAAGCTAAAGCTAAAGGAATGTTCAAAAGATTAGGCTATGAAAGAGAAAGAATACTAAATGAACGTTTTATTTCGTATAGAAAGCCTTACGGAAATAGTTTCTGCTATATTCAGTTCGATTTGAAGGATAAAACTTATAACGCTCATTACTTTGGTCAAAAAGGTGGATGCTTTCCACATATTTTAAGTATCAAAGAGATATTAGCTATTCAAAAGCAAATAGATGAATTAGGAGGCGAATTTACTTATGAATGCAAAAGAGATGTTTGAAGAATTAAGGTATCAGAGAAACACAGAAAACGAAAAAATAATATACTTAATAGAAACTGAAGGTTCATTCTATTATCAAGAAATTATATTTAATTTAGTACAAAAAGTAATTGTAATAGATGGTAATTTTCTTGAGGTGGCAATTGAAAGCGATTTATTAAAAGCTATTAACAAGCAAGCAGAAGAATTGGGGTGGATTTAAATGGCAACAAGAGAAGAGTATGAAGATGCTATAAAAAAGATTAAAGAAGCGTTTTATTCTGCGATTTGTGAAGAATGGGAATTGGAACAAATTGCGGTAAACTTAGATTTTTTATTATCATTAATTAATGAGCATTTTAAAGAACATCCAGAAACTAATTACGAACATTACAAAGATGAAATTCTAAAAGATTGCATGTCGAATTTAGCGGTAGTCAAAGGAAAACCTAAGCTATGTCCTATAACTAATTGCAGTGACTGCGACTTTAAAGGCAGTCTAATAGGATGCCATAAAAGGGTAAAAGATTGGCTAAAGCAGACACACGAAAAGCCAGTATACAAATTAACTAAATTTGAAAAAGAATTATTAGAATGCTATTCAGATGTATACAGTTTTAAAGTATTTAATTCTTTAAATGGGATGAAGGAAAAAGGATATTTTAAAGACGTTGATACAAAGATTCCAATTTGTGAAATCTTAGATAATTGCGAGGTAATTAAATAATGAGACACGCAGGGCTTATGACGCCTAGAACAGAAAGTAAAGATCCTTTATACAGGCTAAGTCAAAATGAATACTGTATATTGCTGAATTTCGAAGGAAATCTTGGAAATAAGCCAATAAACAGATATGTGTCTTTATTGGAAATAAAGAAATACGGACTTTTTAGAAATGTTCCGGATAATGTGTCAATAAATGAGATTTTAAGAAATTGCGAGGTAATCGAATAATGCTAAAAGCTAGACTACTGTATCTTACTGATAAATACGAATATGAATTGATTAGTAGTACTGGTAAGCACAAAGAAGATTATGTCGGTAAAATTGGTAATGTTACGCATAAGCAAAATATCTGTGTACTTGTTGGCACGACTAGATATTTGTACGACATCGAATTTAATGATGGTGCAAGATTTTGTGTAGATAGAGAACAAATTGAATTTGTCGAGGAGAATGAATGATGTTCTACTTTATAGTTGGTTTTCTTATTGGACCAGTTCTATGTTGTGCTGTAATGCTGAGTAAAATCGAAGAGTTGAAGAATGATAATGAGAAATTATGGATAGCACTTCTAAGAACTGTACGTATTGCTTCTTTTATGGAGTCTGTTAAGAACGTTGGAGCAGAGGTGAAGAAGTGATGAATGCAAACGTAAACGATATCCATGATGAAAATATAAGAGAATGTTTGCAAAACACTATTGATTACATTGTTAGATTGGAACGTGAGAATCTAGGATTAAAAGAATATAAGAAACATCAGGAACGAGCAAACGAACGCAGATATCGTAGTGGGGAAGAGTCCTGGCATAGAGGGTCAGTTGTCACAAAGAAGAAGTAGGTGGACGAAATGAACAAATTAAAAGTAAATCAAATGTTGAATGACTTGAAGTCGGCTAATTATTGCTGCCATAGAATCATTGAATTGAACGAGGAACTTGAGGTTCTGAATCATAAAATGTTAGGACTAAGCCATAATCCAATTAGGTTGACAAAGGAGCAGGAGAAATCAAATGCTCCTATGCCGACCTTTCATGGTTCTTATACAAGTCCTTTAGGAATGATGGAAGAAGAAACTTTAAAAGTGGAAGAAATAAATTATTATCGAAGACGTTTAAATGAATGCAGAGCCATCGAGCTTTTATCGTTGCAAGACCAGAACATTTTATTTGATCTATACTTCTGGAATCTGAATGCATGGGATGTAGCAGAAAAATATGGTTATACAAAGAACGGAATGTACAAACATATCCGCAGAGAAATTGGAAAATTAGTTTAATTGACGTTGATAATGTTCATATAGGTATTAGTGTTTAAAAGAAGAGGTGGTACAATAATGTTGATCAAAAGAGGGTATGTCATGAAAAAAGAAACACTTACATTAAGGTTTAAAGGCGAAAATGACATTGATATAGAAACATTATCTAAGTCGCTAGACTGTGTTGTTGCGGTTTTAGGTAAAATTGCTAATTCGTCATTAAACGAAAATGATTTTTGCAAATTTAAAGTAAAGAATATCGAAAAAGGTAGCTTTATGATAACGATAGAGCAGATTGTTGAAATGGCTACTGTATTATTTCCATTGATGCCACCTATCCTAGAATCGTTTAATAGTATTGTTGAGCTGAAGAAAAATCTTGGTGGACAAATGCCTGCAGAAGTAATCCATGAAGGGAATAATACTATAGTCAAGTCTTGTGTTGGTAATGTAACCTATATTGATAACAGAACATATAATCTTTACACAAGAGATTCCTCAATAGAAAAGTGCTTATCAGAATTATCAAGAACTATTTCAGAAGATGGTGAGCGGACAGGCTTTTCTATTGCAGTTACTGATGATAAAACAGTAAAGACCGTTGAAATGGATAAAGACGATTTAATTAGAACTGGGAATCCTATTGATGTTGAATCACTAAATGGTGATATCACCGAAGAAGAAGCTACAGGAGTATTAACTGTTCGGAAGCCTGATTTATTAGGAAACAGTAAATGGCAGTTTAAATTCCTTGGAAAAACAATCAACGCAGATATTGAGGATGAGAATTTTTTGAAAAAAGTAAAGGGAAAAGAGATTAGCTTTCCACTAGTATCAAAATTGAATGCGAAAATGCGAGTAAGATTAAAGAATGGAGATCCAATCAGTTATACAGTTATTGAGGTAAAAAGTTACGAATAATGCATTTTGTCCCCTAGTGGACAAGAATTCCGTGGTAAACTAGTATTATAAGAATTATGTCAAGACAGAGGTCTTGGCTTTTTTTATGCAAGAAAGGAGGTGTTCCATGCCAGGAAGAGAACTAACAATCAAAAAATACAATCTAGATTTATATGTTCCATTTGAAACAGATGGCCCATTTGAAATGCCTGTTATTAAAAAGACGCTTCATATTCCTAAGGAGTTAATTGGATTCAATGAAGCAATCTCTTCAAAGAATTATCAATCTGGAATTCATATGTTTATTGATGATTATCAATTTGAGCGCATTTGGAACACTCCGGAACGATATGTAAATATCTTAAAACAGTATGACTGTGTTCTTACACCAGACTTTTCTCTTTATATGGATATGCCTAGAGCTATGAAAGTATGGAATATCTATAGAAGTAGATTAATTGGGCAATATCTTCAAAATTTAGGGATATGTGTAATTCCAACAGTTTCCTGGGCAGAAAGAGAAACATACACATTCTGTTTTGATGGTATAGAACCAGGAGGAGTTGTAGCAATCTCAACTATTGGATGTATCAAGGATGAATTTGCTAGATCCATTTGGAAAGATGGTGTAGATTACATGATTGATAAACTTAAACCCACTGCAATTCTAATTTATGGCCAATCTATTGAACATGATTTCAAAGGCACAAAAGTTATTTATTATAAAAATAAAGTTATAGAGAGGGCAAGAAAACATGGGCGGCAGAGGAGCGAGCAGTGGTGTCAGTGACAGTGGAAAGCCTTATGGGAGCGAATACAATACAGTTTATCAGAGTGGAAATATTAAATTTGTGAAGCAAGTCAATGCTAGTAATGCAAAAGCTCCGATGGAAACGATGACCAGAGGGCGAGTATATGCCACAGTAAATGATAAAGATGAAATTTCATCAATTTCTTATTATGACAATTCGAATAAACGTACAAAACAGATTGATTTAACACATGATCATCAAAACATGAAGCCACATACTCATCATGGCTATTATCATTCTGAACATGACGGGAAAAAAGGTGCTACAAACTTGACTGCAGAGGAAAGGAAAATGGTTGACCGTGTAAAACGGTTATGGTTAAATAAAAATAAGAAAAGGTAGTCGTATAGGGGTGATTACACTTTGATGTATGCATATCACAAAACGATATGCACTGAGGAAACCTCCGTTCGAATCGGAGCGCCTTTTCGATTTGTTAAAAAATATCAGTTTAAATTTTAAACGCTATCTAAGCATCTTGTTAATTCAAGGTGCTTTTTTTATACATGAATAAGGAGGAAATTTACTTATGGGTGGAAGAGGACAATATGTAAATCGGGGGGGGGACAGTTGGTTTAACTGTTACCACAGGAGATGGAACTGTATTTGAGTATAGGCAAAAAGGGAAGAAAGTATTTTCTTTTTCTAGTGCATCATTTGCTGATAGTGGAAGCAGGGAAATTCCTAGGACCTTATCCGATATAGCTTCTAGGGCAAAATCTATGGGTTATAAAGTACAAAAGCTTACAAGCCGAGATTTAGCTAATAAAGATTCAGAACAACGTCGTCGAAAAAGACAAATAGCAAAAGAAGTAGATCAATTGTGGGTAAGAGGAGCTGGCTCACCAAGAAAAGGATGGAAAGGGCATTAAGACAGATATTTAATTTCAAAATAATGAAAGGAGGAATTCTATGGCTAAGTTGACTGAAAAGCAGAAAATATTTGTAGACGAGTATTTGATTGATCTGAATGCAACAAGGGCATATAAAGTTGCATATCCTAACATTAAGAATGACCATTCGGCAAGAACACTTGCATCTAGACTGTTGACAAAGGTTGACATCAAAGCTTATATTGATGAACAACTTGAAAAAGTCAGTTCAAGAAAGATAGCAGATGTTCAGGAAGTCATGGAATACCTCACAAAAGTAATGCGACGAGAAATGAAAGAATCTGTTGTCGTAACACTGACAAAAGAACGTTCTGAGTATGTTGATACAGGAGATGGAAAGCCAAGAAAGAAAACAGTCAAAGAAGAAGTTCCTCAAATCGTTGAGATTCCTGCAAAGCTTTCTGATGCAAATAAAGCTGCGGAATTACTTGGAAAAAGATATTCATTGTTTACAGATAAAGTTCAATCAGAAATCGTAGTACCTAAGTTTGAAGGAGAGGATGAGCTTGAAGACTAAATCTATCAATTTACCTAAAATAGTTGGAAAAGGATATAAATCCTACTGGAACTTTAGGGGACGTTATGCAGCATGCAAAGGTTCTCGTGCTTCCAAGAAGTCAAAAACAACTGCATTGCGAATTATCTACAACATGATGAAGTATGATAAGTCGAATACATTGGTAGTTCGTAAGACTTATCGAACGCTTAAAGATTCGTGCTTCACGGATTTGAAATGGGCAACAAGAAGATTAGAGGTTGAACACTTATGGGAATTTAAGTATTCACCTTTGGAAGCAACTTATCTTCCGACTGGACAAAAGATTCTCTTTAGAGGACTTGATGATCCATTAAAAATAACATCCATCACTGTAGATTATGGGTTTCTATGTTGGGTATGGCTCGAAGAGGCTTATGAAATAACGAGCGAAAAAGACTTTGATACATTGGATGAGTCGATTCGTGGTGAGTTACCACCTTATCTTTGGAAACAGTGGATGATTACATTCAACCCGTAGATTTTGCGGCATATAAAAGTGATTTTATATGAAAACCCCTTTAATTTTTGGAAAACCCTACTCGAAAGAGAGGGCAATCAAAAGCTAAGTTTTATTTTCGTTTGTTGCTTGGAATGGAATATAATGGTAAAATATAGATATGAAACAAACACCATTTTATTACATATATCTATTTCGAGAAATTAAAACACAAAAGATTATTTATGTAGGAAGCACACGGACAATCGGTGCTCGTATCAATGAGCATAGAAGAGGCTTCAGAGATAAAACACGTCAACAGCCAATACATAAATACATGATTGCAAACAATCTTGAATTGTTCAAAGATGTTGAAATAGCAATCGTTGATACTGCAAGCACAAAAAAAGATGCAATAGATAAAGAAATCGCTTATACAGAAAAGCACAAAAAGACCATAGCAAATGTATGGACTGGTGAACAAAAAGAAGATCTAAACAATTCAATAAGAAAGCCTGTTTCTACACCAGATGGAAAACAATGTTTTTCATCAATGAGAGAAGCTGCTGATTGTTTAGGTGTTACAAGGCATAAGGTTTATAAAATGGTTGAATCTGGAGAGCTTATAGAAATCGAACTAACTGGAAAGTATATAAACGAGACAACAGGTGAAGTGTTTATAAGCGGATATCAATTACAAAAGAGATATAATTTATCAACTAAATTAATAAATAAATTATCTAAATCAAACGAATGTGTTATTAACGGAATGAAAATAAAAAAAGTTTAACGACTATCCTAACCGCAGTTAATGCGGTTTTTTTAATGGAGTACGCTCAAGTGAGCGGAAATGGGGGGCATCTTGAAAATTCAAGATGGTGATATAGTCTGATCTCATTGGTAACAATGAGCTGCGAAAGCGGTGTAAGATTAACGACCTTACATGAACACAAATGGGAATGAACATCACTGGCTTAAAAAACGTTTCTTTGATGCAGAGAATGACCCTGATATATTGGCTATCACAACCAATTATAAGTGTAATGAATGGTTGGATGATGCCGATTTAAGGTTGTTTGAAAACATGAAGAAGAACAATCCTAGACGATATCAAGTTGCTGGATTAGGAAATTGGGGTATTGTTGATGGATTGGTTTATGAGAATTGGAAAGAAGAAGAATTTACGCTAGATCAAGTTATTGACTGTGATTCTGTAAATGGTATTGACTTCGGTTATACAAATGATCCTGCTGCAGTTTTTATAGGTTTCATTGATACAGAACATAAAAAGCTCTATGTTTGGGATGAAATTTATAAAAAAGGTCTTTCTAATAAAAGACTTTATGAGGAGATTGAAAGCTCACATTATCAAAAGAAGTCTTTTACGGCAGATTGTGCAGAACCTAAGTCGATTGATGAGCTTAGAGGGTATGGACTTCGTGTTGAAAAGTCACAAAAGGGAAAGGATTCCATCACACATGGAATTCAGTATATTCAAGATTTTGAAATTATCATTCATCCTAGATGTGTTAATTTCATAACTGAAATAGGAAACTACACATGGGATGAAGATAGATTGGGCAACAAAATTAACCGCCCAATTGATGATTTCAACCACTTAATGGACTCGATGCGTTATGCAGTTGAAAAATATGCATTTGGTCGAGTTAAAGTAAGGACATTTAAAGGAGGTATTTAATGAACGCATACATTATAAAACCGGATACGATATTTAAATTATCTGACGACAAAGATATTCTTAATATTGAAGTGTTGAATGGATTGATAACAAAGCATAAATCATTAATCACAGACAGATATAAAAAGTTATATGATGCCTATATTGGAGATTATCCAATCCTGCATCAAGCCGACAAAGAAACATATAAACCCGATAACCGTGTTGTGGTCAACTTTGCGAAATACATTGTTGATACATTCAACGGTTTTTTTATTGGTGTTCCAATCAAAGTATCTTCTAAGAAAAAAGAAATTGACGATTACATTAACATGCTAGATAAATACAACGATCAAGATGATAATAATGCAGAATTATCTAAGATTTGTAGTGTTTTTGGAAAAGGATATGAATTGTATTTCAATGATGATTATGGAAATTTAGGGATTACCTATTTAGATCCAAGAGAAGGCTTCATGGTTTATGATGAATCAACAGTTCAGAAACCTAGATATTTTGTAACATATCATATTGTTGATGAGGTAATGCGTGGATATATCTTTGATAAAACATATAAGTATGAGTTCAACGATAAAGGCGGCCTTCATGTATTTAATGGAGTAGAGCATGGGTTCAACGATATTCCGGCCACGGAGTTCATTGAAAACGAAGAGCGTATGTCTATTTTTGAATCAACATACAGTTTGATTAATGCCTATAACAAGGCAATGTCAGAAAAAGCAAATGATGTTGATTATTTCGCAGATGCCTATTTAAAAATCCTAGGTCCAAAATTAGAAGAGTCAGATTTGGTACACATTCGTGACAATCGAACAATTAACTTTGAATCAATGGATGGAAGTGGTGACGGAATTGTAGTTGATTTCATGTCAAAACCAAATGCAGATGCAACACAGGAAAATCTAATCAACAGATTAGAGCGTTTAATCTTCCAAAACTCAATGGTGGCCAATATTAATGATGAGAACTTTGGAACGTCATCAGGTATTGCGCTGAGATATAAGCTTCTTTCTATGTCGAACCTGGCAAAAGCAAAAGAGCGTAAGTTCACGTCTGGAATGAATCGTAGATATCGAGTCTTATTTAGTAATGCGATCACGCATCGTTCTGAGAATGACTGGCTTGAGGTTGAATACAAGTTTACACAAAATTATCCTGCAAACTTATTAGAAGAAGCACAGACTGCTGCACAATTATCAGGAATCGTGTCTCACGAAACCCAGTTGTCGTTTATCTCGGCAGTTGAGGATACAAATGCCGAAATGGAACGTATCAAAAAGGAAGATGAGAATGATATGGTAGAAACTGAAAACCGAATCTTCCAAAATAATGAGGATTCACAAAACGATGAGCAGTAAAACATATTGGCGAGATCGTGAGCTTGAATGGAAAAAGAAACGCTTAAAAGATGAAAAGCAATATGCGGATGAGATACAAGAAATATATGCAAATATGATGGATTCGGTTGAAAAGGAAATCGAATCCTTTTTTAGTCGCTATGCAAATAAAGAAAACATCACAATGGCAGAAGCTAAAAAAAGAGTTTCAAACATAGATATCAAAGCATTTCAAAGAAAAGCTAAGAAGTATGTAAAGGAAAAGAACTTTTCAGATGAAGCCAATGAACAGATGCGCCTTTATAATCTTGCAATGAAAGTCAACCGATTGGAACTTTTAAAAGCAAACATCGGATTAGAGCTTGTGGCAGGCCATGATGAATTGAAGTCGTATACTGGTGACAAACTAGAAGGAGCCTATTTAGAAGAGATCAAGCGCAATGCTTCTATCTTAGGTGATACAGTGATTGATAATGCGAAGATGGCCAAAACAGTAGCAGATTCATCTTTTAAAAACGCAACCTTTTCAGAACGAATTTGGGTCAATCAAGACCAGCTAAAAAACAGTTTATCCAGTGTTCTATCCAATGCATTGATTCAAGGCAAGAATCCTAGAGAATTTATTCCGCTCATTCGTAAAAAGTTCGATGTATCAAGATGCAATGCAGAAAGATTGTTGCGAACAGAAATTGCACGAGTTCAAACACAAGCACAGATTGAATCTTACGAAGCAAACGGAATAGATGAGTATGAATATGTGGCGTGCGGATTAAAAGACGTGTGTCCATTATGTAAAGAAATGGACGGCAAAACATTCAAGCTTAAAGACATGGAAATAGGCGAGAATGCTCCACCCATGCATCCGAATTGCCATTGTGCAACGGCACCACATTCAGACCGTAAGGAGTATGAAAAATGGCTAAATGGGTTAGCAAATGGAGGACACGATCTAAGGCTTGATGAGTGGAAAGAACTAGAGGCTAAAACAAATAACTCTGGTGCATTAAATGGTGCTTGGAATAACGAAAATGACCCAAACTATAAAAAAAGAGACGAGATTGCAAAAGCACTGTACGCTCAAATTACAAATAGAAAAAAATCTTATGAAATAAAACAAGTAGCTAAAAATTCAGGTTTTACAGAGGAAGAGGTAAGTAATATATATGAACATGTGTTTATTCGCAAACATAAATTTAGAAGTGGAGAAATAAAAAAGTTTGCCCCTGACTATTATATGGCACATTCTTGGCTTAGACTTAGACAGGGAAAGGATATTCAAAAACACGATATAACAATGTTAAATCATGAATTAGCTGAAGAGAAAGAAATGCAAGATAGCCTCGATGTTATATATGAAGATAGTCATGAAAGAGTCCAAAAAATATATAATTATCAAAAAGAATTGCTTGAGTATCTTAAGGACCATGATGTATAATTTCATATAGAAAGAGGTGGTAAAATGATTACATTTGAGCTATTAGAATATAAAAATGGCAGATATGTGTATTTGTTTTCACCTGACATAGACCCAAACGCAAAAGGAAAAGTTGCGATATACGATGACGGGAATCGCGAAGTGTTAGAACAGTCATCCGTTGATGTTAAGCAGTATTATGCAGGCCATGCTCTATGGGGCATTTCAGCAGGAGAAAAGGCAGGCACTGTTGCTTGGTGCTAAAGATTTTAACTTTAAAACACAGGTCACTCAAATGAGTGGCCTTTTATTATGCAAGGGAGTGATACTATGTGATAAAAATTAAGATTAAACAGACAGAAAGTGATTGCCTGATTGAAGTACATGGCCATGCTCGTTACGCTCCGATAGGAAAGGATATCGTCTGCAGCGCTATCTCAGTACTATTTTTGACATTGGCCAATTCAATCGACGAAACATCCGATGCACTTTGCAGATATTACGAACCTGATAAAGATAGCAAGACGTTGTATATCTCAGGTTTGGACCTTGCTGGAGAACTCGCAATAAATTTCTTCAGAGTTGGATGCAAAGGCACAGAAGAAGCATATCCTGAATGTGTGGAACTGAGAGATGTGTAATCACAAATATTTGGAGCGTGTCGAAAAACAATATTATGATCAATGGCTAGAGTGCATCGTTGAAGTACGTAATCAACGGTGCATTTTTTGTGGAAAAGCCAAGACTTATAAAGTCTACATATCCACAGTTCCAAACAAGACCAAGCATTCACGTCGTTAAACTGTATGGGTTATAGGCCAAGCATTTAAGCCTTAAAAAGATATGGGAAATGACAAGCAAAGTCAGAAAAATAGGAGGAAATATAAATATGAAAAAATTCAATGACAGACTACCTTTTTGCTTACAACTTTTTGCAGATGAAACTTCAGGTGAAACTGAGGGTACAGAAACAAAAAATGCTCAATCAACAAATACTCAATCAACTGAAGGACAAGAGAACCAAGAAGAAAACAAAACATCTGAAAAGAAGTATTCAGATGAAGATTTGAATGCGATTCTTGACAAAAGATTTGCACGTTGGAAAGCAGATCAAGAAAAAGAAAAAGAAGAAGCTAAGCGCTTAGCAGAAATGAATGCACAAGAACGAGCAGAAGCAGAACGTGATAAGGTGCAAAAAGAGTTAGATGAATTGAAAGCAAAAAACGCAATCGCAGAAATGACAAATGAAGCACGTAAAATGTGCGCAGAGCATGATATTAACGTTGGAGATGAACTTTTATCTGTTCTAGTTAATAAAGATGCAGATAAAACAAAGAAAGCGGTTGATGCATTTGTTAAGATGTTTGAATCTGAAGTAGAAAAAGCAGTTAAAGAAAAACTGAAAGGCAACGGTCCCAAACGTGGTGGTTCAAACAAAGGGGTAACTCGTGAATCAATCTTGAATATCACTGATCCAATGGAAAGACAACGCATGATTGCGGAAAATATGGATTTATTCCAGTAAATAGAAAAAGGAGATATAACATATGAAAAAAATTTATAAAGGTATGAACTTGCAAATGTTTGCAGCACCTACAGGATTAACAGGAACAGGCAACATCCAAGTTAGAGCACACGAAATTGATTTCGTTACTAGTTTTGGAAAGAACATCCAAGCTTTATTGGACGTATTAGGAATTATTCGTCCAATTCGTAAAGCAAACGGTTCTGTTTTGAAAACAAAGAAAGTAACAGGAACATTACAGGACGGACATGTAGCAGAAGGCGAATCAATTCCATTAAGCGAATACAAAGTTGAAGAAGAAGTGTTCGATACAATTCAAATCGAGAAATTCCGTAAAGCCGTTCCTATTGAAGCAATTGCAGAGAAAGGATATGAAGCTGCAGTATCTGATACTGACGAACAGTTCCGTATTGATTTGCAAGATAACATCACTGATCGCTTATATGCTCAATTAAATTCAGGTAGCTTAGTAGGACATGAAGCGACTTGGCAATTGGCTATCGCAATGGCAATCGGTAATGTTAAACACAAATTCCAACAAATGAAACGAAATACTACTGGTATTGTTGTATTCGTAAATACTTTGGATGCCTATCGCTATTTAGGAGAAGCTAATGTATCTATGCAGACTGCATTCGGTTTAACATACATTAAGAACTTCTTAGGAGCAGATATTGTATTTTTAACAGACCGAGTTGCAGAAAAAACAGTAGTGGCTACTCCAATGAACAACATCATTGCATATTATGTAGATCCAAGCGATTCTGAATTTGTTAAAGCAGGACTTTCATATACTACTGACAGTACTACTGGCTTCTTAGGATTCCATGTAGAAGGGAACTATGATCGTGCTATTTCTGATATGTTCGCTATCATGGGATTACGTTTAATGTGTGAATACCAAGATGCAATTGCACACTTTGCAGTAGGTGGTTCTGATACTCAGACATTGCGTAATTTAACATTAACGGCTTCTAAAGGCGAAGAAACAGGAACTACAAAAGTAGCAGTTGACGAACAGTTGCAATCTATGAATAACAAATTCAAATTCAAGGTAGGAGCTTCTGAAGAAGCAGTGGAATATGGTACAGATGTAAAATCTTGGAAGAACTTCGAAGAAGGAGCAGATATTAAAGCAGCAGAATCTAATCATTGTACAGTAGTTGAATGTGACCGAAACTACAAAGCAGTATCAAAAGGCGATGTAGTTGTTGATTTAAAGGCATAGGTGATTGAAGATGTCGACAACAACCGTATTAAATGATGTAAAACTGCTTCTTGGTTTGCAAACTGATGATGAAAAGCTAGAGACCATTGTAAGACTTACGGAGGGTCGACTTAAAGCGCTTCTAAGCGTAAAAATCATACCTGATGAACTCGAATATATCGTTACAGAAGTGTCTATCAAACGCTTTAATAGGATTGGTTCTGAAGGTGTTCAAACGCATTCAGTAGAAGGGGAGTCAATGTCATTTAATGATGATGACTTCTCTTCTTTCTCTTCTGAGATTCAATCTTGGAGAGATGAACAAGCCAATCAAAATAAAGGGAAGGTTCGGTTTTTATGAGGTACGATAAACCTATTTACTTTCAAAGATTTGTGCAAGGTTCTTATAATGAGAATACAGGCAACTATGAAGATGATTCGATTGTAGAAGAAATGGCAATGGCTTCCATAATGGATACAAAAACACAAACTATGATGCAGGTATACGGACAAATCAAACAAGGAAGCCTTACTTGTCATATTCAGAATATCTATCAAAAGCCTTTTGATTATATTCGAATCGGTGCAAAGAAATACGAAGTTGATTACTCACGAAGACTCCGAACAAAGGAGTCTTTTATTCTGTCTGAGGTGCAATAAATGGCAAAAGTTGAAATAAGAGGATTAGACAAACTGCAGAAAAAGCTCAAAAAGAATTGTTCTTTGGAAGATGTGAAAACAGTTGTTTTGAAGAATGGAATGGATATGCAAAATAAAACTGTTAAAAATGCAGTATTTACAAAAGGGTATTCAACAGGAGCAACCAAAAGAAGTATCAGAGGTGAAACACGTGATGGTGGATTCACATATGCAGAAGGACCATCAACAAATTATGCACCTTATGTTGAATTTGGAACACGTTTTATGGACGCACAACCTTTTGTTAGGCCTGCGTTTAAACAACAAGTACCAATATTCAAGTCAGACATGAAAAAACTAGTTAAGTAGGTGATGCAATGGATTCACAACAAGAGTTGTTCATTGCACTAAAAGTGCAATTAGAAAAAGCGTTAAAAAGTAAAGGTGTTAGTGTATATGACACGTTTCTGCCAAGTGAAGGGACACCATATCCATATGTATACGTTGGTTCAAGTCAATTGGTAGACGATTATGGAAATAAAACAATGATTCTAGGCACTATCACGCAAGTTGTGGATGTTTGGCACAACAATCCTAGGAAGCGTGGAGAATTGTCTGAAGTTATGCAAACCATTAAGAAAGTGGCTAGACAAATCAACCACACAAACAACTTTGCTTTTATGATCCAAAATATCAACCAACGGATATTGTCGGATTCAAGTACAGGAGCACCATTGATGCATGGTGTTCTAGAGTTGGATTTTAGAATTACAGGAGGAATAAAATAATGAAATTTGATTTACAAATGTTCGCAGAAGCAATGAAAGAATCAGTTGCAGGTAAACAGTTGATCTATCTTTTCAGAGTTGCAGAAGATTCAAAAAAAGAAGATGCTAGTGCAATTGCATTCCCAACAGAAAACGAACGAAACGTAACAAAAGATGCAGATACAACTGCTACAAAAGATGGAACTATTCGTACACCATCAGTGGCAGAGATTGAAATTACATCAACATCTGTTTTAGCAAAAGGTGATGCAATTATCGACAAATTAGAAAAAGCCATGTTGGCAGATAAGTTAGTCGAATGTTGGGAAGTAAACCTAGCAGAAGAAGGAACTGAAACAAATGTCGGCAAGTTTAAATCTAAATACTACCAAGGATATTTGACTGAATGCTCAATTTCATCAGAAGCAGAAGGAGTTGTTGAAGTTGATTTAACATTCGGAGCAAATGGAAATGGTGCAGATGGATATGCAACAGTAACAAAAGAGCAACAGGAAGTAGCATCTTACGTTTATAAGGATGTAACTAAGGAAGCGTAATAAACGCATGAGGGGCAGAGATTGCCCCTTTTATATTTGTATTTAGAAAGTGAGGACTTTAAATGAGTAAAAACATGGAAATTGAAGTAAATGGTGAAACATATCAACTAGTAGCAGGGTTTGGATTTTTACATGAAGTCAATAAAAGAGTGACTGTAGATGTACCAAACACTAAAAACAAAAAAGAAGTAGGTTTGAAGTTTATGGTCGCAAGCATCATGGATGGAGATATTGATGCATTAGTCGATTGTATCTTCTGTATGAATATTGGACAAACACCACGTTTAAAGAAAACAGACATTGAAAGATATTTAGAAGATGTTGAAGATATCGACAAAGTTTTTGAGGACGTAATCAATTTTTTATCTCAAGCGAATGCGTGCAAGAAAGAAGTGAAATCACTGATGACGAGCATGCAGAAAGAAGAGAAAGAAGAGAAGAAATAGACGAAACATTTGATGAAATGTATGAACGTGTCGCTTTGACTTGTTTTAGATATCTAGACTTCAAAAGTTTGGATCAGGTAAATAATCTTACACCTTACGAATATCGCCTTTTAATGAAGGCCAAAGAGCTACAAATGGTGGATGATCAGTATTATCTGCATTTGCAAGCGTACCTAAATATGACTGCACAAGCTAAAAAGCAAGTGGGCAAGAAACAGAGAATGGTATACACGAAATTTAGCAAGTTCTTTGACTATCAGAAAGAGTTGGATCGTGTCATGGGGATAAAGAAACAAAGCAAGTTTGATAAGTTGGCAGAGTTCATAAATAAAAAGGAGGGATAACAATGGCAGAAAGTTTTAGTGTTGAAGCCATACTAACGGCAACCGATAAGAATATGACCTCAACCATGAACAAAGCTATAGGAGCGTGTCAGTCGTTTGGTGATAGAGTTAAATCTATCGTTGCAGGTGTCGGCATAACTAAAGCTATTGGTGCAACGATGAACGTTCTTAGCTCATCCTTTGATGGTGCTATTAATAGATTTGATACCATGCAATCCTATCCAAAAGTTATGAAGTCTTTGGGGTTCGCTGTAGGGCAATCTCAAAAGAGTGTTGCAAAGTTAAATCAGTCAGTACAAGGCTTACCTACAAACTTGGCAGATGTTGTAACAACATCTAAGTCGTTGGCTTCTGTTACAAGCAATATCGATAAGGCAACTGATACTACAATTGCATTAAATCATGCGTTTTTAGCGAGTGGTTCAAGCTCAGAAGATGCATCACGTGGGTTACAACAGTATTCACAGATGCTCGCTAAAGGTACAGTTGATATGCAATCATGGAGAACCTTACAAGAAACAATGGCACCAGCATTAACTAAAGTTGCAAAGAAACTAGGTATTACAAGTGGTAATGCAAATGAATTGTATGATGCATTACAGAATGGAACGATTACATTTGATCAATTCAATGATGCAATGATTGAATGTGATACAGAAACAGGTGGCTTTGCAGAAACTGCATTAGAAGCTTCTAAAGGTGTTAAAACTTCTATGACTAACATCAAGAGTGCAGTACAAAACTTAGAACAAGGGTTCTTGTCTGCAATGAATAACATGTTGAAGTCAAAAGCCATTGGTGGATTAGTTGATAATCTAGAAAAGATTAAATCTAAAATCTATGACTTTAGAAATTCAATCATGGAATCCAAGGATGATGGTTTGACATGGGATTTTAAACCTGGAGTTATGGAAAATGTTTCAAAGGCTATGGATTGGCTTGCAGATAGAGCAAACAATGCTAAAGCTATGGTCCAACAATTCTATGATGGATTTATGAAGACAGATGCAGTACAAAACGCAATTACATTGTTCGACAAAGTCAAAGATGCTATTGGAAATGTAATGGATAAGTTGCAAGACAGTAAAGTCTTTGAGCAGTTAGGAGAAGATATTGGAAATATCATTGCAAAAGTAGAAGATGTAACTGGCAAAATTGCAGATTTCATAGCAAATCTTAAAACGGAAGATGTTAAGAGATTTGCAAGTGCAGTCAAATTATTGGCAGGAGCATTTGTTGCAATCAAAGTCGGTAGCAAAGTATCTAGTATGATTAGTGGTGTCGTTGGCACGGCTAAAGGTGGATATTCAAAGATAAAATCAATTATTGACAAAATCAGAGGATTAGGAGAAAAGCCAACTCAAGAAATACCTGGACAATTACCGCAAAATGGTACTCCAAGCGACGGTATTGGTGATGCAGCAATGCGAACTGCTCAGAAAACATCTAAAGCTGCACAGATTATTAATTCTGCATTTGAAGGAATTTCAAATGTTATTACTTCGGTATGTGAAGGTGTAAAAGGAATTATAACAGGTCTAGGAGAAGCAATTAGTACTGCTTTTCAAGGCATCGGACAAGGCATTAAATCGGCTTTGGAAGGAGTCGGAACAGTCATTGAATCGCTTGGTACTGCAATCAGTACGGTAGCACAAGGCATTGGACAAGGTTTAGCAACTGCATTTACAGGATTAGGAACTGCAATCGCAATGGTGCCACCTACTACATGGCTTGCGTTGGCAGCGGCTATTCTAGCAACTGGTGCTGCAATGGCATTGGTTGGCTCTCAAGGTGAAGGCTTACAAATGGTTCTTCAGGGAGTTGCAGATGTTGTTTCTGCGTTTGGACCTGTTATCAAAGAAGTGTTTGAAGGTATCAGTGGTGTAATTACATCATTTGGAGAAACAGTAAGTGGAATCTTAAACTCAGTATCAGGAGTGATTGAATCTATTGGCCAATCTGCTTTGAATGCTGGTAAAGGATTTAAAGAATTAGCTAAAGGTATTCAGATTATTACTGGTTTAAATTTGTTTGATATGGGAGCTAGCTTAGCTGCAGTTGCAACAGGTATAGGAGCTATATCTGCAGCTTCTGTAGGCATAGGAAGCGCTGGTACACAGATGATGGCCCTTGTAACTGCTATAAGTATGGTAGGTACTACATTTGCCAGTACATCGGCTACAGTGACAAACTCATGCAATAACATTATCAGTGCAATGTCTGCAGCAGAAGCTAGGGCTTCGACTTCAGGAACTGCAATGGGTACTAAGTTTACATCAGGACTTAAAGGAAGTTTATCAAGAAGTGTGTCAATAGCACGATCTTCATGCAATAACATAATCAGTGCATTCAATGCGTGTCAGTCAAAAGCACAATATTGTGGTCAGATGATTGGTCAAGGATTGGCAAATGGTTTAAGAGCTAGTGAAGGTGCTGTTAGAGCAGCGGCCGCTAGTTTAGCAGCTGCTGCGGATGCCGCAATTCAAGCTAAAGCGAAAATCGGTTCTCCGTCTAAAGTTACTAAGAAAGATGGTATGTGGACTGGAAAAGGCTATGTTCTAGGTCTTGAATCCATGTATTCTGACGTAAAAAGAGCTGCAGAGAAGTTATTATACCTTCCACTAATGAGCACTCCTAAAATGGCTTTTGGAGGTGTTGTGAGTGATATGAATGCAGAATACGATTACACTAGCAACGCTCAATTAACGGTTGAAACACCACTTTACATTAATGATCGTGAATTTGCACGTGCAACATATAGAGCAAATCAGAATGAGATTAACAGAAACTCAAAGCTTAACGAGAGATTGCGAGGTAACAGATAATGTATGCATTCGTAAATACAGTAAATAGTGGCATCGTCGGTACTAATCTACCGACAGAAGCCATGTCATATAATGGCGTATATTTAGAAAATGAAATAGATGGATATCGTACACTTTCTGTAACAGGACGTGAGTTGATGGAATCAGAAGTAAAACATACTGAAATTGATGGAATGGATGGTTCTTATTACAGATATAAAACAACTCCTGCAAGAACGATTACTGTTAAATATCAGTTGAGAGCTAGAGGAAGCAGAAAATTTCGAGAAGCTTACAACAAGATGAATAAATTGTTGAGTGGCGAACAAGTAAAAGTCATTTTTAATGATGAAAGCGACAAGTATTTCATTGGAACTAAGACATCTAACACACAAGTTGATGGCGGAAGTAATAACGTGATCGGTGAAATCGAAATCTATTGCTCAGACCCACGCAAGTATTCGACAACAGAAAAAGAATTTACTGCTACTGATGGAGTTTTGAACATTGTAAATGAAGGCACAGTGCCTGTAAGTATCGATTATGAAATTCAAGCAACATCTGAAACTGGATATATTGGTATCGTATCAACTGAAGGAGTAATGCAATATGGAAAAATTGAGGAGCTTGATTCAGAAACATATCAACAGAGTGAACATTTAGTTAGTATCAACAATTTTTATGATTGCGCAGATGATACAAGTGGAACAGATGTGATGCATCCAACTTGTGGTGCAAATGGAACATTAGCTAAGCATACATGGTTTAATCAACAGTTTATAGGCTTTGGAACAACTGGTACTAAAAAAGGTTCGTCTAGTGGTGGGTTAAGAACATTAGTAATACCTGCAGATTCAAATGGAGATACAAGTGGTGCTCAGAACTTCTATTGTTATTTTCATTTGTTGTTTTATGCAGGACTTATGGGTCAAACAGGAGAAATGTGTATTAACTTCTTAACTGCAGACAATAAATTGATATGTGGTTGTAACTGGTACAAGACAGATACAGTAGGCAATACAGGACATTATGAGTTTTGGGCAAACGGCAAAATGCTTAGAAACTTCTCATATACAACTTCACATTTACACACACAAAATCCTTGGTATTGGAGTTGGGGACATTGCGATGTGTTAAAAGAAGGCGGAAACATCCGATTCTTCTACTGGGGAGGATATTACAACTATTACATTCCAGAAATTGCAAATATGAAGTGCGCTAAAATTCAGATTGCATTCAAGCAATGGGGTAACAGAGGCGGTAATCAACTAATGAGTATGATGGGCTTTGATGTAATCAACTTCACAAAAAATAATGTATCAAAATGGAGAGATATTCCTAATAGATATCCAAGCGGTACGAAGATTACAATTGATGGTAAATCATCTCACATTTATGTGAATGGAATGAGTAGACCTCAAGATGAGGTGCTAGGAACTAAGTATTTTAAAGCACCAGTAGGAACTACAGAGATAAAGACTACGTGCTCGAGTTGGTCAAAATCGAAGCCAACAGTGAAAGCTAGAATAAGGGAGGCATGGTTATAATGGAACAAATAAGAATAGCAGTATTAACTCCTTACGATAAGGTTCTAGCTTTTTTAGACAATACAGTGCCTAGCGCAATGCATTACTTTGATGAAACATTGCATACATACTTGAAAGGCTCGGCATATACATTTGAATTTACAACATTGACTGCACATGATGATGCAGCCTTTTTAGTAGAAGGAAATAAACTGAGCTTTACAAGAAAAAACAAAGGCTACTACTTAACTATCATGAACGTAGAAAAAGGTGGTAACACGACAAACGTTACCGCCTATGGTCTTTGCCTTGAATTAACGAATGAATATGTAGATGCATATAAAGCGCCTAGAGCGATGTCATTTGCAGAATATGTTAATGCGTATGGATTTGAACAATCGTTCGTAATTGGCAAGAATGAAGTATCAGACAAACGTATCACACATGAGTGGACTGGAAGTGATACTGTACTAGCTCGATTGTATTCAATCGCAAATGTATTTGATGCAGAATTAGAGTTTATTACTCAATTGAATGACGATTATTCTTTGAAGAACTTTGTGTTGAATATTTACAGAGCTCATTCAGATTCCGTTCAAGGAATGGGAACAGATAAACGCAGTACGACATTAAGATATCCTAATGATGTATACGGAATCACTAAAACAAGTGATATTACAGAGTTGTATACAGGTATCAGACCTACGGGTAATAATGGGTTACAACTTAACTCGATTAGTGGCCGTGTTGTAAAAGATTCAAATGGAAATATTTTGTATAAAGTTCAAGGTAACAATATACTTGCACCTCAATCTAGAGATAGATTTCCTAGTACGTTATTAACAAATCATTCAAACGATATGTATGCAGTGCTAGTGTGGTCTTATGAAACTGAAAACGTTGAGACATTATACGGTCAAGCGTTGGCTCAGTTGAAAAAGAATTGTGTTCCTAAAGTTACGTATGATGTAGATGCATATATTGATGCAGATATCGGTGATACGTTTACTATCGAAGATGCAGAATATAGTCCTACATTGTATTTAGAAGCACGAATAACGGAACAAGAGATTTGTTTCACAGATTCCGAGAAGTGCAAGACTATTTTTGACAACTTTGAAGAAAAGCAATCACAGATTAGTTCAGCTCTGATCAGTGAAATGAACAAGATGATTGAATTGAAAAAAGTTTATGAAGGTTCAATCGTATCTTCAAATGGAGTTCTTTTTAAGACAGATTCAGATTCAACCAAATTAACTGCATTGGTAAAGGATGATGGTGTTGATATTACATCTAAGTATTCAATTATTTGGTATAAAGATGATGAGCAATTATCAACGAGTCAAACAATCATAGTCAATGCCTCAGACTTCACAGAAAAGGCCGTATACAGATTTAAAGCAATGAGTGGTGAAATACTTAAAGCAAGTGCAGAAGTCACTGTAATGCGATTACAAGATGGTCAGAATGGAACGAGTGCATATGTACATATTGCCTATGCCAACAGTTCAGATGGTTGTGTTGATTTCAGTTTGACAGATTCAAATCGTAAATTTATTGGTCAGTATTCTGATTCAAAACAGTATGGTTCTGATGACCCAACCAAATACAGATGGAGTGCAATCAAAGGTGAAGATGGTCAGTCATTCGTAAGTGCCGAGGAACAATTCTATTATTCGACTTCTCAAACCGAATTAGTCGGTGGTGAGTGGTTTGTTGGTAATGTGGTTTATCAAAGTGATAAGTTTCTATGGAAAAGATGGAAATGTACGTATGCTAATCCTAGTGAAATCAAGTACACGAAAGCTATATTTGATAACACATGGAATGAGATTGATGCAAAGATTGGTGAGATTCATACTCAAGTATCTCAAGCAAATGTGCAATCAAAAGAAGCAGTTGATAAAGCAACTCAAGCTCAAACGGATGCAAGTAAAGCAAATCAATTAGCTAACACTGCTAACACTCAATCAAGCGAAGCAAAGAAACTAGCACAAGATGCGAATACTAGTACTGGTAAAGCACAAGAACAGATTGATGCAATTAAAGGTGATATTACTGATTCAAAGAAACAAATTCAAAGTGCAGTTGATAAGGCAAATGCCAACGCTAGTGAAATTGCTACTGTTAAAGAAACATATGCTACAAAAGTTGATTTGACTAACGAATCAAAATCTATTCATGCAGATGTAAGTACTGAGATTGAAAAGAAAGTCGGTGAGTTATCGACTACAGTTTCACAAACTTATGCGTCCAAAAGTGATTTAACAAGCATTGAAGGTTCTTTGAATACAAAGATTAAACAAAATGCCGATTCAATCACTACTCAAGCAAGTTCGATTGAAAAGCTGCAGTCTGATACAACTCAAGCTAAGAAAGATATTATTGATGCGACAAAGAAAGCAACGGATGCTCAAGCTCAAGCGGATAAAGCGTTAGGTAATGCTCAAAGTGCTCAAACTTTGGCAGATGAAGCGAAGAGAAGCGCAGATAGTGCTCAGTTGAATTTAGATAATGCCAACAAAGAGTTGGCAGATGCAAAAGCTAATCTAGAATCAGTGACTGGTAGAGTTGATGCGACTGAGAGCGAAATCACAAAAGCTCAAACACGTTTAACAAACGCAGAATCTGCAGTACAGAAAGCTCAGTCTGATGCAACTAAGGCTCAAGGCAACGCAACTACGGCAATCAATAATGCAAAGGCAGCTCAAGGAGCGGCGGATGATGCAAAGCAAAAAGCAGAACAAGCTCAGAAAGACCTTGCAGAACTAACGAACAAAGTTGCTTCTAACACAACTAAAATCGAACAAAATTCCGATGCTATTAAATTACAAGCAAAGTCCATTACTGAAACTGGTAATAAGATTGATAATTTGCAAATTGGTGGAAGAAATTTATTAAGAAATACAGCATTTAAAGATTTTAAAAAACACAAAGAAGTATGCGTTGACAATAAGTACACTAAATTTAGTAATAACACATTAAAACTTATTTGCGATAATACATCGGGTACATCACAAACAAAATATACTGTAGTTGATAGCCTTAAATCCACATGGGATTTGGTGGATGTCCTTGGACAAGATATAACAATATCCATGTGGATTTATATAGAAACTGTAGGTCAACTTGACGGATATGAGTTCAGAATTCTATATACACATAATGGTAACTATCAATGGTTCAATCCTAATAGAGCATATCCGGTTTGTGTTCCTAGTGCTTCAGAGCTTAAAGTTGGATGGAATTATATCTATGCAACATTTAGCGTAGCTGAAGACAGCACGGAAGTGAATTTTAACTTTACATGCAATTCACGTCCTGGAAAAAAGAGTATTTGCTGGATTAGTTCACCTAAAGCAGAATTTGGCAATAAGCCTACAGCATGGACTCCTGCTCCTGAAGATGTAGACAATGCGATAAATGAAGAACGCACTATGCGACAATCTGCAATTGAGGCTAAGGCAAATGAAATTACTTCAAAAGTTAGCGAAACTTACGTATCAAATTCGGCTTTGAATCATTATAAAGAAGAAGTATCTACTCAGTTTAGCCAAACTAAGAGCGATTTTACGTGGTCAATTAATCGAAGCGTGGCCGATGCTAAAAATGAAATGAATGGTCAAATCAGCAGTGTGAATGGTAAATTGGATGGTTTAAAACAAACTGCAGATAACGTAAATAGTTATATGTCTTTTGATAACGATGCATTGACTTTAGGTAAATCAGACAGTGCATTTAAAACTAAGATTACAAACCAAGAATGGTCGATTAAAAAGAATGGTGCAAAGGTAACATATATAAACGATCAAACAATGTACATCACAGATGGACAATTCACGCAGTCTTTAAAAGTTGGTTCATTTGGATTTGTGCCAAGAGCAAATGGCTCATTGGACTTCAAGAAAGTAGGGTGATTAAATGGCAGAATTTAGTGGTGGAATACAAATTGGTAGTGGTCAGTGGGATAAATACTCGTTAATATTACGAATCAATGAAATATCTTATTCTGTTGAAAACAACACATCATATGTAGAGTGGTGGGTTGGTATTCGATCTAATACGCAGTACCATACACACAATGGAATTCCAGAAACATTTAAAGTATCCGTGAATGGTACTCAAGTGTTAAACCAAAGCTTTACACCTAATGTTCCCGTAAATACACTTGTCGGTGTAAAAAGTGGAGCGGTGACCATTTCACATGATGCAGATGGCTCAAAAACAATTTCAGTAAGTGCATCTTTCAGTGGAAGTAACTCTGGATATTATGCACCTATTACTGGTTCTTGTAGTGGTACAGTTAAATTAACAACCATTCCAAGAGCATCAAGTATATCTATTGATTGTCCTAGTATTGAATGTGGTAACACTATTAATATTAGTGGTTCGAGTGCTTCAAAGAACTTTACACATAAAATCTACGCAACATGGAACGGTAAAACAAGTGAATTAACAACTATAAGTGGGACATTAACACCCACTTTTTCTTATACGATTCCTACCGCATGGGAAAAGGATTTGCCTAACTCGACAAGTGGTATCGCAACATTTACCTTAGAAACATTCAGTGGTTCAACATCGGTCGGTTCTAAGTCGGTAAATGCGACTATCAAAGTCAGAAGCAGTGTTGTTCCTTCGATTGATAGCATCAAAATAGCAGATACAAATTCTGCATGTGCAGGAATTGGGCAGATAGTTCAGTCGCAATCTAGGTTGAATTTTACAATTACATATAGTGGTGCACAAGGCTCAACTGTTACATCTGTATCAACCGAATTTGAGGGGCAAACGTATAACAATAGCTCATTTACTACTAGTACTGTACAAGGTAGTGGTAGCATTACCTATACAACAACGATCTATGATTCACGTGGTAGAAGTTCACAAATTAGTGGCAAAGTAACTGTATCTGCATATAGTTCACCTAGCTTAACGAATGTGACTGCAAGACGTGCTAACTCAAGTTATACAGTTGATGAAGCAAGTGGAACGTATGCGTTATTGCACTTCAAAGTAGGATTTACTAGTTTAACTGGTAAGAATGTGACGTCATTCTATATCCAATATCGAGCTAGTGGAGCTAGTTCATGGACGAAAATAAATTCATGGGATAACAACTATACTCTTGAGCAAGACTACAAAGCAGGTAATTTATTTACATCCGCAACAAATTCTTATGAAGTGGCATTCGGTGTTAAGGATAAGTTCATGAATGACTACTCATGGCAAATCTTTACTGTAGCACCTACTTACTCGTTAATTAACTTTGGTAAAGATGGAAGATCATTAACGTTCTTCGGTCAAGACGGAAACCAAAAAGATACACTAACCGTATTAGGCGATATTGTAGCTCCAATGTTTTTAAATAAAATATTCCCAGTTGGCGCAGTCTATATCACATACGATAAAAAGAACCCAGAAACATTCCTAGGCGGTACATGGGAGCAATTTGGACAAGGTCGAACTTTGGTCGGTGAAGGTACTGGAAACGATGGTAGTACAAGTATGTC